AGTGAGGCGTGCATGGGTTTATCCATTGCCCACATCTGCGCGCCGGCCATGGTGTCGGACAGGACTTGTGCGGTGCGGGTGTAGTTCTCGAAAGCGAACTGCGGATCGTCGCTGCAGGTGCGGCTGGCCCAAAAACGAAAACCACCCTCGTTGATCAGCGTGGTCACTTCCTGGCTGTTGAGGTAGTTGGCATCGGTCACCGGGTTTTGCAGATCCCAGAACACGTCGGCATTGATGCCGGTGACGCCATTCACGGCGACGTTGGATAATGTTTTGTGCCAGCCGGTTTGCTGATCGATCTTCGCGCGCAGGCCGAGCGCATTGGCAACCGCGCTGGCGGTGGCGGTCTTGCTGGTGGCGGTGTTCCAGTTGAGAAAATCAGGCCAGATGACCATGGCTTCCCGCGCGCCGAAGTTGCGACGGTAAGCAACGGCCTCTTCTTTGGTCTGGCAGTCCCAGGCGCTGATGTAGGCGAATGCGCGCAGTTGTTGAGCGAGCGATGTGAGGGCGGTGGCCACGGGCAACGAGTCGAGTCCGGGCACGCCCAGAATGCGCGGCACCAATCCTAATCGGGATTTAGCGGCGAGCAGCGCTTTCATGCCGGTGTATTTGCCGGACTCGGTGGTGGTGCCGATCAAGGAGCTGGCTGTTTCCGCTTCGTCCTGGCCTTCCTTTACGCGCACGACGATGACGTAAGGTTTTGTCTGGTTGGCGATGGCTTGCAGGCTAGTGGCCAACGTACCTTTTTCACCTGCCTTGCCGATGGCGCTCTGTACGCTGCTGATCAGTACCGGTGTATCCAGTGGGAAGGTTGTTGCATCGGCATCATCAGCGGTGCAAACCATACCGATGACGGCAGTCGGAATTGTGCGGATCGGGCGTGAGCCATCGTTAAGTTCGATGACCCGGACACCGTGAAGATAATCGGACATGGAAGCGGCCTGTGCAGTGAGCGTGAAGTCGATGCACAGGTTGCCGCTGGAGGATCAATACGTCGCGCGGTGAGCATTGTAGCGGGCGGGTTTACAGTACGCAGCGTTACCGGCGCAGTTGTTCATGAGGCGCTGTCGGCCATTGGATTTTGTCGGGAAACTGATCCTGCTGTTCGATGCGGTTAAGCTCGACGCTGTAGCGCATCCACGTCACCAGCCATTCCATTTCGGAGTCTGTCGCGGTGCCGAGCTTTTCTGCGTATTGCAGTGGTGCAATGCGCAGCTGTGCTTCGCGTAGCAATTCGTCGCGGCGATCCAGAGCTTGCAGGGTTTGAGTGGCGCGCTGAGCTGATTTGTCGAGCGTCCACCTGCCGTTTTTCCAGATGAAATGTTCACCTGGGCGAGGTTCGCGAGTGAGGCCTTCGGGCAGATCCCCAAGCCTGTACCAACCGAGTTCGCTGCCATCGTCAGTCCGAAAGACTGGGCCGCGCAGATCGCGGATCTGTTGAGGACGACCATCAATCATGGCCCAGATGTGTTCAGACTTCGCAGGCGCAAGAGCCTTGGGCAGTAGCACGGCATTACCCGGCACTTGCGGGCCGAAACCAGGGATCGGGGGAAACGTCACCGGCCCGGCCAAACCTCCGGCGTCGTCAATCAAATAAGTAATCATCGGAACCTCAAATCATCTTGATACAGCCGGGATAGGCGATGTTTCGTGGACGGGTTTCGGAGTCGCCTATGCGGCCGAGGTAGGGAGGTGAAAAATTGTGTGAGACAACATGCTGCAAGCGGGCACTACCACGGGCTACGGATGCAGGAACCAGCGAATCGAGATTGCCGGTGCCTTCACCCAGTGACGCGGCGTGGGTGTGCTGCTCGAAAGCGTCAGACGTCCATGAGCCTGCAACTCGTCCCGCAACCATCCAGGCACCGGAGCCTTCGAAACTGGATTTGGTTGAAACGACGATTTCTCCATCGTTCACCGCAATGATTTTGGTCCCTCTCGGAAAATTGGCGCCTTCGAAAGGCATCCCGGGTATGAGCGTTGTCTGGGCTCTAACCTCTGTAATGACGGGACTGCCCATTTTGGCGATACCAGTAAGGGTGGTTTTTTCGACGTAGCGACCTTGATCGAGCACTCTGAGAAACTCGCCTCGGGCCTCGGGTGAGCGAAACGTCGTTTTACCGTCACCTGTACTCCATGCACCTTCCATTCGCCGCTCTCTTTCCGGATAGAGCATTCCTGACTGCTGGGCGTGATCCCACAACCAGGGCCATTCAATTCGCTTGAGCAATTGACCATTCAGAGCGCCATAACCGCCGGGGTTGAACACGGTGGTAGTTTCAAAAACCGGGCGTCCCAAGGGCGTACTGTCGAAGCGACCGACCGGCCACCAACTACCGGCGCCATCGCTGCGCAGATGCCACCAATCGCCGGCCCCCATCAATACGAGAAATGGGTAACCGGCGAGGTTGAGATGAGTGTGAAATTTCAGAGCGTCATTCTCAACCGCTTTCACCATGAGCCGGTGGATGCTGTTGTCTGTGCGGTGAACGATGACATCGCGGGTACCCAGGGCTGCGTTGGCGGATGGGAGTTCAACGGTCAGTGGGGCAACGCTGGCATCAATCAAAACGATGCCCAGCTCTTCGGGCTTCAGACTTCTTGAAGACGACAGGGAGGTAAATATCGGCCCGGCACGGACCGAGCGATCAACATAGTCACGGGTAGCCAACACCACCGACGGATCAACTTTCAGCTGAATATTTGACGTGCCGCTGGTGATGATGTGCATCCGCACCACCTGGTTACGACCGGAACCTTGGACGAGCAGTGGCTTGTAGCTCGGCGCCACGTTGGCGATTGCCGAAAACACGCCATCATCGTCTTCGAGTGCCAGTTCGCGAATCCACCAACCACCGACATCCGGAGGAAGCACCAGCTCGGCGATGAGGACGTTTTCGTCGGTCGGTGAAACGTACAGCTGGTTGAGTTGGGCGCGGTATCGCTGATTGATCAGCTTGGTTTGCGTCGTGCTGGGCACAGGATCGGTGCCGTTGGCGTCACCGATCAGCATGTAGCTTGGCTGCCACGGAACGCCGAGGGCGTCGCAGTGGGTTTTCTTGGCGGCGCCCAACGTCGTGAGCATGCCGCCGAAAATAGAGTTCTGATCAACCATGGGGGTACACATCCAGTTCATCGAGGGTGTAAAGGCTCACGCAGCTGTAGCTCCTGACTGAAACGTCGATATCCGGGTTGTTCCACGGGTACACGTCGATATCGTCACCGTCGTGAACGGCGACACCCACGAACGTGTCGAGTTGGGTTTCAAGAATGATGTCGAGGCCGGTCAGGTGCCGGGTGAGGGGCTTGGCGTCGTCGATGAGCCACACCAGTTCCTGGTACATGGCTTCGGTGATGCCGGAGTCGAGGACGCCGATGCGTAAGGTGAAGGTGCCGGGTGTGCCGTGTGGGATGGTCTGCCACCATTCAGCGATCTCGATTAGGTAGCCCAGCGGTTCGACTACACGGCGTAAGGCGCCGATGGTGCCCTTGTGCGAGTGGACGTAGTACGCCGCGCGGCAGGCTGCACGCTTGGCCGACTCGGGCCATTTGCTTCCCCAGCGATCCACCGAAAACGCCCAGGCCAGGTACGGCAGTAAGGGCAGGGGGCATAGGTCAGGGTTGTAGAGCGTGCGCAACGGAATCGGCACGCGCTGGATTTCTGCCAAGGCCTGCGCGGCTTGGCGTTCCAGTGGTGTCGAGTTGCCGGGTAGCAGTGGCTGGTAGGTCATGACTCAACCCCCAATGTCAGTTCCACGCTCGTGCAATACGGCGCCTGGTACTTGGTGGCGACGATGTCTTCCCAGTCTTCCAGCACGACTTTGCGCACGCCCTCGACGTGCAGCGCGGCATGCACGATGGATTCGGAAATCTCCAGCGCGAGGCGTCGGCGCTGATGTACAAACTGGAGCAACTGGGCTTCGGCCGCTGCGAGAACCAATTCGGTTTCAGGTCCATTGCTCAACGGGTAGATCCGCGCCCTGATCTGGTAGTTGATGATCTCGGCGCCCTGGACGGTGAGGCGATCCGCGACGGGGCGGCGGTCGTCATCGCTGAGGTAGGTTTTGACTTTGTCGAGCAGAGCCGGGGACGCTGTTCCATCGCCCAGCACGGATTGCACGGTGACCACGGCTTCGGCCGGCGCCGGGCTTTCGGCGGTGGCGTCGGCAACCTGTCCGTCAGCGGACCGGGCGTGAAAAATGTAGCTGTTGCGTGGGCCGGCGGTGCTGAGGCCTTCCCATGCCATTTGCGCACGCTCGCGCAGGCTGTCGTCGCTTTCCATCAACTTGGGGAGGGGCGGTAGGGCTGTCGGGTTTGCAGCTTGAATGACCAGGCGCTTCACGTTGAAGTTAGCGGCGAGCTGTTCGAGGTCAGTGCCTTTGGCCAGGGCCAGCATATTGGCAACGGATGCTTCATTGACTCGCTGACGCCAGACGGTTTCGCGGTAGGCGTTTTCCTCGAGTAATTTGGTCAGCGGCTCCGACTCCATGTTGAGCCGGGCGGCGATCTCGGGTTGTTCCTCGATCGGCCAGAGGCTGACGGCGTAAGCTTTGCGCTCGGCTAGAATCTGTTCGTAGTCGATCTGTTCGACGATCTGCGGCGCCGGCAGTTGGCCAAGGTCGATGGCGACAAAAGTATTCATACGCTGCCCCCCAGTTGCAGAGGCACGCTCAGACTCAGCGGCTGATTGTTATCGACGATGGTGCCTTCGAACTCCAGCGACGCCTGGCCCTGAAGGTTCGCGCCGATGAACTGGATACGGCTGAGGCTGATGCGGGTTTCCCAGCGCATCAGGGCCATGACCGTGGCGGCGTATACCTGCAAGCGGGTGAAGTCGTTGAACGGCTGATCCACCAGCTCGGGGAGCAGGCTGCCGTATTCGCGGCGCATGACGCGGGTGCCGATGCGAGTGGTCAGGATGTCGGTGATGGACTGGGCGATGTGTTCGACCAGGCCGAGGGCTGCGCCGGTTTCTCGGTTCATTCCGGTTTTCCCGTTTTCGCGCCGCCAAGCATGACATTGCCGTGCAGGTGTTTCACCAGACTGATGCCGGCTGCGATGACATCTTCGGACACGGTGACCACGCCGGTGATGTTCTGGTTGCCGGTCTGGATGTAATCGCCCTCATGGGTGATCGGGCCGACGATGTGGATGCCGCCCGTGCTGGTCAGGTTTGTGGTGCCGCCTTCGGCCAGCGTGACGTTGAGGTGGTGCGCGATGCTGTCGTACTCGATGACGGTGCCGTCGCGGTAGGTCGTTCGGTGCAAGCCTTCGCGGTCGCCATTGGCCGGGATGTTGTCGCTGAACAGGCCGGTCAGGACGATGCCGTTGCCCAGTTGGCCGGATGGGCTGAAAAGGATGATCTGCTCGCCTTCGGTGGGCGGGTTCCACTCGCGGTCGACGCCGGCCCGGGCGGCGATCCATGGGAGCCAGCCGGTGGTCAGGGTTCCGGTTTTGACCTGCACGCGTGGGGGCTTCATCTGGACGACAGCGATGGTGCCGAGGCGGATGAGGTTTTCGATCAGGCGGGCGAGGGTGGCTAAGTCGTTCATGGCGCCGATGGTGGCGTCAGGCGCGTGTAAAAACACCTCGATTTACTTGTCTGTACATCGGCTACAAGTGAGCTTTACTGGAGGGGGAAAAGACAACGAAAATGGACCTTTGGGGGGAATTATGAAGTATGTAACACCTTCAGTGACGGAAACAGCTTTCAATTGTCCTCATTGTGGAGCATTAGCGAAACAGTTTTGGTTCGCGTTGACGACCGTTGAGAAAAATGAGAGCGACCCGCTACCTAATTTGATATATGAAGAACAAACCAAACAATTTGACTTGACGTCTATAAAGGATGTCGATGAAAGAGAGAAAATACGCATATGGGCAGAAAAAATGGTTTCTGGTCAACCTTTTAGAGAGCCGAGAGATCAATCGCCATACTCGCGATACGATTTGTATAACGTTAATGTAAGTGAGTGCTTTAATTGTCGAAGAGACTCGATTTGGATATACGACAAGCTCCTTTATCCTCATAAAGGTGAAGTCCAACCAGCAAATTCCGACATGCCGGATGATATTCGGCGTGATTATGATGAGGCGGGAGCGATTTTGGATCAGTCTCCACGTGGAGCCGCCGCTCTGATACGGTTGGCTATCCAGAAGTTATGTAAAGAACTTGGACAGCCGGGGAAAAATATCAATGATGACATCAAGGCTTTGGTTGCCGCTGGATTGGATCCTCGAGTGCAAAAATCATTAGATGCGGTGCGTGTGATTGGAAACAGCGCAGTGCATCCCGGGCAAATAGATCTTCGTGATAACAGACAAACGGCTGAAACCTTGTTTAAATTGCTGAACTTAATCGTCGATAAAACGATATCTGAGCCAAAACATGTTCAGGAGGTCTATAGTTCTTTACCTGCCTCAGTGTTAAAGGCGATTTCAGAGCGGGATGCTTAAAGAAGGTTTAGGTTCTTGTGAGTTTGTATAGGGAGTCATTGTGATGGATCGAAGTGCATTAGATTGGCTAGCTAGACGGGATGATGGGATAGGGAATTTACCTGCGACTGATCAAAGAGAAGTCATGGAGTTTTCTTTGATGTGGTCGTATTTCGAATCTCGATTTCTAGATACAAACGCCAACCCAAAAACGGTAAAGAACTTTGCTGGTGTACTTGATGGAAATGGTCAGATAAGAGTGGATGATTTGATCGAACCTTTGAGGTATTTACAAAAGCGTTACGTGTGTGAAGACGGGTTAAAAG